GCTGTATTTTTTTATAGAAAGGGAGCCAAGCTTTTTGTAATTCACTTGGTCCCACTCATTTTTACACAGATGCGTCTCTAAAATACCAGCACTTCTTCTCATAGGTACAGTGTAGATAACTCTATAATCTTTTAATGAAATTTTCAAAGCATCGCATAGAGTTTCAACTATACGAAATTTTTTATTTATTGAACTATTTTCACATGGGAGCCATTTAGCGAACATTTCAAATCCAGTTTTTCCCTCAGTGAACATGTTAAAAAATTCTAAAAATTTAGTAGCGACAAAATTTACAACAGTTTTTTGAGCGACTTTCACTTTTTGTAATTCACTACTATTAACTTTGGCGCAATAATTTTTTTGAACGAATTCGGTGTTTATCAACTTGAGTGCGCCAGGAAACAAAAAAAATATATCATCCCATCGCCCATATTCGGATATATTTGATAGATTCTGGGTCATTATCTCGGGATGATTAATTAACAACCATTGGTAACAAAATCTACCTAACATTCTCTCGCCCCTACCACCCCGAGGACTTCTGATAAAGAAAATCATATATATTAAATGGTTTACGTGTTGTTTGGGGATATCATTAAGAATACCTAAAAGCTTCGGGTAATTCATATCACGGTGTACTTGTAGAAAAAATGTTACAAAGTACTTGCTTATTGTGTTTGATTCTCCCAGTTTTAATCCGCGTCCAAATAGATTTCTAAATATTTTTTGAGATTGTGCGTCCGACATTCTTTATTTATACAACAGGATTTTCTAATACAATGTCGCATAAACCGGCCCCTAATTTACAAGTTTTTCCAATCATAACTGAAGCACTACAACCTTTTGTTGACTCGACTTCTCCGAACGCACCCGCTTTCATGAAATTATCAAGTGACTCTTCGAAAGACGCTTTAGCTACTGGACCGGTTATTTCTCGCTTCATTCCATATCTAGATACTGAAACAATGCCACCGAGTTGTGTCATAATATCTGCTATCAACATTATGTGTCTCGTGTTTATATAAGTCCCGTCGGATGAAACAACATTGGTAAACTCTTCTATCAAAAATTCTCTTGCTGCTTCTACACCCAATGTGTGATATATTTCCCACATGTCGTTAGACAAAAGATTTTCAAAATCAACAAATGACAAACTAGCAAGAGTTTTAAAATTAGATCCAGTTGTCGCCGCAAACCAGTTACCATCATCGTCGTCCTGATAAAATATTTCAGTTATACCAGAAACACCGCATATTGATATTTGCTTGGTCTGTGGAATCATAATCTTTTGACAAAATGCAGTTACTTCGGTAAGATTGTCGGTAGGAGGATCGAAAAAGATATCTAAAATCCCCGTCGATAAAGGAGATACGATACACTTCAAGTCTTCAAACTCTTCTTCTATTTTTTGACACAGCATCATCGGGTTAATTTTTCGTGTAAAGAGGATTTCCTTTTTTAACACACATCGTAATCTGAAATCACTTTCTATATGAATTTCTTTTTTACTACAGAAAACTTTGTACCAAGATTCTTCTGAAAATCTTTCTACTTTGTATTTTTCAACTACATCTGAAACAAGAGTCAGAACAATTTTCGACCCCAATCTTCGAGCTTCCGCGATTGTCTTACAGGGGGGTTTAAACACTATAGTTGAAGAGACCGCTTTTTGATTTTTAGTTGCATTTAGTAATTCAGAAAATCGAGGAACACCTGTTACGACTGTCGTGGATATTAAACCAGCTCGGTGAAAAGTATTAAGTGTCATCTGTGTTTGTCGCTCTCCTACACTCTGAGCGGTAATGATCCCAACTGCGTCACCTGCCGGAACAAGAGTTTTTGCAAGCTGTTTTTTCAACTGCAGAATTATTTTCGGCACGAGTGCGGGATATACTTCAACGCCTTGTAGCTGTTTGCGTATTTTATTGCGCAAAATATTGGTTACATTTTTAGACACACTGCTTGTCGTGGACTTGAATACCACCCTATTTACTATACTTTTAATTTCAAACTCGGATAAAACACGCTTTTCCATTTCATCTTTTTTAGAAATAAGTTTAAAAACTCAATTTGCATTAAAAATGTCTACTACAGAAAGCAGGGTTTATGTACCAGAACATAAAGCACAACTACAAAAAATAATCAAGACAAATAGAATAGTTGTCTTAAAATTAGGAGCGGAATGGTGCCAGCCATGTGTTGCATGCGCGCCGCATTACGCCGAGATGTCTTTTAGACATCCGGAAGTCGTCTTTCTAAGCGTTGATATAGATAAAAATTGTGGTGATTCTACTTGGTCTGAATTATTTAGATGTTCAGGTGTGCCAATGTTTATATCTTTTCTTAATTTTCAGAGCTCGGAGGAGTTTATGGGAGCTGATCTGGTTCCCATAGAAGAATGGATAAACTCCGCTAAAACCATAACACAGCAAACAACTGCCTTAAACACAGAAGGCTCTTATTAAATGAGAATTAAGTGCAAGAGGTTATTACTTCTACCAAGTGCTGCGATGTTTATAGTTCCAATGTTTTTACAACAGTTACAAAATGTAGTAGGGATTGCAAGTATGTATTTTACGGGATCACTATTCTTACTTATTAATTTCCCGTGTCTCAGCACAAGGTTACATTCCAAGCCGATATTTATAGAGGACCTAGTGATGGAAAATGACATGCGATATAAAAAGGTGTATGAAATGATAATGATTTTCTTTTTATCAGTTTTGTTAGCTATATTCGCTGATTATCTTTACGTAAAAGGTGTTAATACTTCTCCTTTTGAATTTTTAGCTCTTATAGGAGGAAATTCTTCCTTATATTTAAGATTGCAAGATGTGGTTGGTAAAATTATTTTGAAAATAGCGTACTATTACAAAAACCTGGAAGAAAATGAAATGTTGGATGTTTAAATTCATGTTTTAAAAATCATGAATTTAATAAATGAAATCAGTCGAGTTTAATCCAAAGAAAGATTTACTGATCCCCATAGGATTGTACACTGATCAAACAAACCACATGTGTAATCTATACTACCCAATGGAAATAGATGGTAAATGGGGGTTTCCAGAGGAAATGTTATCTCTGAAGCTAAACAAGGTTTACTATGCTATATCACCCGCAGCATTTCCTCTGGCTCCAGAAGTTAGATTATATTACACAAACGTGGCTCAGCAAGGTAATTTAAGATATTTGACAAGTATAAAAGAATTAACTGACCCGTTTGATGTACCAGGGATTATAGCAGAAACAGATCTTTTAAAAAAACCGAGTGGAATTATGTTTGCTGCATATAGAAAACCCTTAAAAAATACAACTCCTATATACTCATTTTGGAGGAATTCTACGCTTGGGTCGATACTTTTTTTATCAGAAAATGAGAAAGAGACCGGTAATTGGACTTCTAAGTATTCTAGTCCGTATAATATTATTTCTCCTATTTTTTTCGTAGATTGTGATTGTTCCGGATTCATTAAAGAAGATAATTTTTGTTATGTTTCTACTGAGTCGAAAGAAACCATAAACCAATGTACAGAGAGTATTATTCCCCAGGGGAGTAATATTCATTCGTTAACAACTTCTGAAACAAGTGTTTCACCGCAAAAAACCTCACATGGAGTCTCCTTTGCCATTTTCTACATTAGCAGCGTTGTTATCTTTTTGACCGCCTTCGTGGGAATTATCTTTCTCCGCAAATAGAGTCCCCGAAGCCCATCTCTCTTTCCAATCATCGCCGACAAATGTATCCATTGTCCGCGTTTCATTCTCGTCGAGATCTTCTATCTCTAGACCGGATCTCAACCCAACCATTATATAGGCAATACAATCTCTCGCGGGTTCTGGGATAGGAATTTTGTTGGATTTACCATTGGTATAGTCAATGGACCCATTCATTTGCTCTCCGATAGTTCTATACTGCTCTAGTTGTTCGTTGGTTAAATTTTGTTTGACCCGAGCCCATCGTGGGTCATTCCATAACGATAAACTTTCGGTGTTAGTTGCTCTAGCTGGAAATAAAAAATTTCTGGGATCTACTTTTGTGCCATCTGGTAAGTAGCGTTCTGGTATTTCGTCAAGTATTGCTTGCATGTTTTTTTAAATATGCAAGATCTTTTAATACGTTTAAAATTTGTGTTTCTTTTCGTACAGTTTTCCTATCATTCTACAGGCGGGTGTGTGAACTATATAGTCATTGATATCTGTGAATTTAATGTTCGAAAAGCTACTCCTAAATTCTTCGATGGTCAACGGTCCCCCGTATGCCGTTAATAATCGCCAATCAGGGGCGGAAGCTATATTGTGATCCAAATTACCAAATGTTTTATTGTACATAGCGTACAATAATGATTCGGATTTTTTGTAAAATTCCTCATGAGATCTATCCTTAATAAATGCCATACAACAATTAAACGAGCAAAATAAACCATCGACAATGAAAAAGGATTCATGATTATCAAGTATGTCAAACTTGGATTTATGATTTTCCATCAAATCTTTGATCTTTTTCTTTCTTTTAAATGTTACATTATCTGTAATTTTGTATTTATCTTTCGTAATTTCCGAATAATACAATTTGGTCACTTTGTTAGGTATGAAACTTATTGGGCAACCCACCGGTGTCGTTTTAAATCTGTGACGACACCAAAAACAATGTGTGTCAGTTTTTTCCGGTAATTGAGAACCAGTTATCAAATCCTTCATTGTCAATAGACATATATGTTTGTTTTTTGACTCATCTAAATACGAAAAAGAACAACTGTCTTGATCACGTGTTGAGGGTAAATCAGAGATAGCGGTTTTAAGGTTTACGGTAATATCTTCATTATCTAGGTTAGAAATCACATCAAAACCATACTTTGTATTGACTACTTCGGGACTTACTTTTAGAATGAAAGTTAATTTTGCAGTTCGCGGCATTTTCTCTGTTGTTATTTTAGTTTAAAAATCATTTTATATCCTAAAATAAATGCTAACGTGCGAAAATAAATTTTGGCTAGAGAGATTCGCAGAACTATTTTGCGAACTAGATCCTATTCCTCTAACGAGTATGAGTTTAGAAAGGCAGCTCAACGCGTTAACACGATTAGTAGTATTAATCACAATATTGTTAATCCCCTGTTGCGGTATCAAAAGTCTGATTTTCTTTGGTGTTGGGATAGTTTTTATTATAATTCTTTTCTATTCACTAAGAAATATGAACTGTAAAGAGCATTTTCAAATATGCACAAATAAACAGAACTCGTTAAAAAGTGAAAATTTGTACAATCCCACAGTTGAGTTTTATAGACCTCATTGCGGAAGACGTGAAAAGAAATGTAGTAAAAATATTGATAATCCCGGGAGATTTCCACCACCCAAGGTGCAAAATTTTGGACCGAGTTTTTATTCAGCCAACCAAGCTTTGGTTGGCAAACCAGCAGAAAGAACTATGATTCCTCCTATAATGGTTGATCCCCCGCTCGCTGAATCTTGGAAAGAGAATGGGCTTGTGGTGCGACCCGGAATAAATTCAGCAACCAATCAAGATTTGTCAAGATCTGGATATTTAGTTTCAGGTGAAGCATTTA